TTATCAACCACGTACTGCGGAGGCAAATAGAAATAACTCTATCAAACCATCGGCATTTATTGCAGATGAGTTTGGAGCAATGAAGGATAATTCGAACGTTGGTGCAATGAAAACAGGACAATTAAGCGTTAAGAATCCATTAATGTTTAAATTAACGACTGCCTATGCAGAAGATAAATCAATAATGTTAGATGAACTTGAATACCTAAAAAAGGTTTACAAAGGTTTGGAGATAGATGAAAGGCTATTCGCTTTATTATATTATGCGCCAGAGGAACATTTGTGGGACGATATTGGTCTTCAAATGGCGAATCCACTAAAAGTAGAAGAAAATTATCAAGAAATTAGAGAGAACAGAAGGAAAGCTCTTGCTAAACCAAGCGAAAGAGAAGAATATTTAACTAAAAATATGAATTTCTTCGTGCCAAGTAATAGTGGTGAAGCATATATTGAGCTTGATAAATTAAGACAATGTAAAAACATTAGAGGCGTGTTTGATTGGAAGGGAAAAGATGTATATCTTGGTTTAGATCTGGCTATGTCTAATGATAATACTTCAGTTTCGATGGTTACATTAGAAGATGATGTAATATTTGCAAAAAGTTGGGCTTTTATTCCAAAAGATAGAATAGAAGAAAAGAATAAAAAAGAAAGAACAGATTATAGACGATTTATTGAAGAAGGCAGTTGCTTTGCTTGTGGAAATCAAATAATATCGTATGAATATGTTGAAAATTTTATAATGAATTTAGAAAAAGAATATGGTGTACATATTATACAAATAGGATATGACAGATTTAACTGTATTTCTACAGCAAATAAGTTAGAAACGGCTGGCTATGAATGTGTTGAAGTAAAACAGCACTCAAGCGTATTACATCAACCAACAAAATGGTTACAAGAAAGTATATTACAAAAAAAATTTAGTTATGATGGAGACAAGCTTTATGAAATTAATTTCCAGAATGCAAGATGTACAGAGGACACGAATTTAAACAAATATGTAAATAAGAAAAAATCAAGTGGAAAAGTGGATATGGTTGTTAGTACAATTATAGCTACTTATTTATTGCAACAGTCAGCATTAAATGAGAACTTTGTGGTTCAAAGTTTTTAGGTAGGAGGTGAGAGTGTGAAGATATTTAATTTATTCAAAATAGAAAGAATAAAAAATGCAGGAAGTGAAGCATCTGTGGGAGATGAGCTTCTAAAAATATTAGCATCAGATAAGACTATAGACAGAAAAATGGCTCTTGATATTCCTATAATTAATAGTTGTGTTGGACTAATTTGTGATACGTTTGCTACAATACCATTCAAATTGTATAAAAAAACAACTAATGAAGGTAGATTAGAAACAAAAGAAATAGACGATCCTAGAACAAGAATTATTAATGATGATACAAAAGATACTCTTGATGGTTTTCAATTTAAAAAAGCAATATGCGAAGATTATTTGCTTGGAAAAGGTGGATATGCATACATAAGAAAGAGAAGAAATGACTTTATTGGTCTTAATTATGTGGAAGAAAAATACATAACAATATTTAAGAATACGGATAAAATCAATAAAAGTTTTGAAATTACTATTGATGGGATAACCTATAAGAATTATGAATTTATTAAGCTTCTTAGAAATTCAAAAGATGGAGCTTCTGGAGAAGGTTTAATAGATAATATAAATAAATCATTGCAAACAGCATATCAAAGAATACTGTTAGAAAATGATCTAATGAAAACGTGTGGAAATAAAAAAGGTTTTCTAAGAGCAATGAGACATTTAGATAAAGAGGGAATGAATACTCTTAGAAGAGAATGGAATGATTACTATGCTGGCAATTCGAGTTGTGTAATATTAAATGATGGTATGGAATTTAAAGAAGCATCAAATACATCAGTTGAAAACCAATTAAATGAAAAAACAAAGACTTTTTCTGATGAAATGAAAGAATTATTTCACATAAAAGATGATTACAATTCGTATATTCGAGAAGCAATTATACCAATAGTAAAAGCTTTCTGTACTGCACTAAATAGAGATTTTTTACTTGAAAAAGAAAAAGAGCAATATTATTTTGATGCGGATTTAAACGATTTGTTAAAAGGAAATTTAAAAGAAAGATTTGAAGCGTATAAAATAGCAATTGAAAAAGGTTTTTTATCTAGAAATGAAGTTAGATTTAAAGAAAATATGAATAGTGTTAAAGGTTTAGATGTTTATACAATAAGTTTAGGAGAAGTTATGTTAGATCCAAAGACTCAAATCATATACACACCTAATACTGATAGCACAAAAAAACTTAATGAGGGAGGTGAAGAGGATGCCAAGAAATAAATTCTATGAAATAAAAAATATAATACCAAATACAAGTGCAGATTTGTATGTATATGGAGAGATAGTAACAGATGATAAGAATTATTGGACTGATGAAAAAGACGAAAATCTTATAGGGTTACAGAGTTTCAAAAAGGAATTGGATGACTTAGGAGAAATTTCGGACTTAAATATTTATATGAATACTCCAGGAGGGGAATTGTTTGTAGCAACTACAATTTGCAGTATGTTACAAAGATTAAAAGATGCCGGTACAAAGATTCATACGTATGTAGATGGACTATGTGCTAGTGCTGGAACTTTAATTCTAATGATGGGGGACGATGTAAATATTTATGAAAATTCTGTTGTAATGATACATAAACCAATTAGTGGCTGTTATGGAAATACTATAGATTTTCAAAAATGTATCGATTTATTAAACACTATTGAAAATAGTACTATGATTCCGTTATACATGAAAAAAGCAAAATTAACAGAAGATGAAATAAGAGAACTTATAAACGCAGAGACATGGATGGGAGCTAAGGAAACCGAAGAATGTTTTAATGTTAATTTAATAAATGAACAAAAACAAGTTGCTGCATGTGTATCTAATCTATTTAATAATTATAAAAATGTACCAGATACACTAAAAAATCAGTTGAATATAAGAAAGCCAAAACTAGATTATTCAAAATTTGAACAAAGATTATTTAATTTAAAGAAATAACAAAAATAACTATTTGAAATACAATAGTTATTTTTTTATTTTATAAAAATAGAAAAAAGGAAGGTAAAACTATGAACGAAAAAGAATTAATTGAAAAAAGAAACGAAATCCAAGACAAAATGGAGAAAATACTAAATAAGGCTAAAGAAGAAAAAAGAGCCATGACAGAAGATGAAATAAAAAACTTTGATGATATGGAGAAAGAAATAAAGAACATAGATGCAACAATCGAAAGAGGAGAAATTGCTAATAGAATGGCACATAAAGAAGTGATAGACAAAGGACTTACTGAGGAAGAAAGAGACATAAAGAATTTTGCAAGCTACATAAGAGCGATTGCAGGAAAGATACAAAATGAGGCTACTCAACTTACAAAAGGAGATAATGGTGCTGTTATTCCTAAAACAATAGTTCAAAAGATTATAGAAAAAGTAGAAGATATATGCCCAATATATAAATTAGCAACAAAATATCCTATTGGAGGCACAATAAGCATTCCAAAAGAAGATGAAAGTTCTGATGCAATAACAGTAGCTTATGCAACTGAATTTACAGATTTAACAAGTCATTCATCAAAGACAGGTAGCATTGAATTAACTGGATATTTATATGGTGCATTAACAAAAATATCTAAATCCTTATTAAAAAATACAGACTTCAAATTAACTGAATATGTTATAAACAAAATGTCTAAGAAAATTGCAAAATTCTTAGAGGGAGAATTATTAAACGGAACATCTGGAAAAGTTGCAGGTGTTATGGGTTCATATGATTCAACAAATATGAAGGTAATACTAGCAAAAAAATCTTCTTTAAGTGCGGATGAGTTAATAGATATTCAAGAACTTGTACCAGATGTATATGCTACAGATGGAATTTGGCTAATGCATAAAAATACAAGAAAAGCCATAAGAAAATTAAAAGATGGACAGGGTAATTACTTGTTAGAGAAAGACTCAAATGCAAGATGGGGCTATAAATTAATGGGAAATGATGTATATTGTTCAGATAATTTAAAAGCAATAGGAACTGCATCAAAACCAGTAATAATATTTGGAGATTTTTCTGGACTAGCTGTAAAAGAGTCTGAACAATCAGAAATTCAAATATTAAACGAACTATATGCAGCTCAACATGCAATAGGTGTAGTTGCTTGGGGCGAAGTAGATGCAAAAGTTGAAGATACACAAAAAATAGCTGTTGCCGTTGCTGGTGCAGCTGACTAGAAATATACCTCAAGGAGGTAAAAGGTAAGAAATGAAAGTTAGCGAAATACAGGTAAACGATATTGCTAATCATTTAAGAATAACAGAAGTGGATGAGTCTTTGAATAAAGACTTATCTACATTCTTACAAATTGCTATTAACTATATTGAAAATTATACTGGAATACCAAGAAAAAATGGAAAAAATGTAGAAGCGGAAAACTTAGATAAGTATGAGGACTTTACAATAGTGGTATATACTCTTTGTCAAGATATGTATGACAATAGAAGCATGTATGTAGAAAAAAATTACATAAATAATACTGTAAAAACTATTTTAGATATGCATACGAGGAACAATCTATGATAAATCCAGGAGAATATAATAAAAAAATAAAAATTCTTTCTATTGTAGAAAGTGAAGACAAAGATGGGTATAAGAAATATACTGAAACAGTTGTTCTTAACACATTCGCAAAAGTAAAAACCACAAAAGGTTTTACATTAATTGCAAATAATACTGATTTTGAAAAGGCATATACTAATTTTACAATTAGATATTCAAAAAAGGTTGAGGAGACATACGAAAAAAATAGAAAGCTTAATATTAAATATAGAGAGCAATTATATTCGATTGAATATATGAATAATATTGATGAAGCTAACATTGAGCTAGAAATGCAATGTAAGAAGGTAATTAAATAATGGCTAACTTTGAAGAAGAGCTTCCAAATGATCTAATAAAAGAGTTTGAAAATATTGAAGTTAATACTCCAAAAATGATGCAGGAGATGACTAAGGAAGGTGCAAAGGTTGTGTATAATAATGTTCAAAATAATATGAAAAGAGCATTTAAGACTACAAGAGCATTAGAAAAAGGTTTAAGGATAACAAAGGTTTATCATACATCAAATGGAGAAGTTGCAACTAAGATTGCATTTTATGGTTATGACAAAGAAAAAAGAAGCAAGCAATATCCAGAGGGAACGCCTATACCGTTAATTGCTTTAGCAAGAGAATATGGGACAAGCTCTGGAGAAAAAAAGAAGCCATTTTTTAGGACTGCATTCAAAAGCAAGGAAATAGAAGATGCAATGTTAAAGGTTCAAGAAAAATATATTTCAGAGGAGTAAAGATGGAAGAAATAATAAAACAGATATTATCAAACTTAAAAGTAGACAATCAAAATATAGAAGTTGCTCATCTTAAATATACGGGGAAAAATAGAACGTATGTTGTATGGACGATGTTAAATGAACAACCAGGACTATGCGGTGATGATGATACTCTGTGTAGTACAGTTCCAGTTGATATAGATATTTATAGCGAAACTAATTATTTAGCAATTTTAAAAGAAATAAAAAAGAGAATGAAAGAAAATGAATGGATTTGGACTGGTGATAGTGAGGAAATGTATGAAAATGATACAGGACTATATCATAAAACAAGTTCATTTGAGAAAGAGAGGGAAATTTAATGGCAAGTATAGGACTAAAAAAAGGTAAATATAATCAAATAGATTCAAAAACAAAAAAATATAAAGCACTTACTGACTCTAAAGTACCAACACTACCAAAAATGATAGAAAGTAAATTTTCACCAGAATACAATTCAGCAGAACTTTATGCAGATGATGCCGTTGCGGAAAGTGATTACAGTTTCAAAAAGGGAACATTATCTGTAGTTGTTGCAGATGATAAAGACACTATTTGCGCTGAATTATTAGGCAACCAAGTATCAGAAAAAAATGAAGTAACATCTACAGTTGATGATACTGCTCCAGAAATGGGATTCGGGCATATTGTTCCAAAGATAGTTGATGGTGCAAAAAAATGGAAAGTAGAGTTCTTCCCAAGAGTTAAATTTACTAAAATAACTACTGATAGAAAAACAAGAGGGGAAAGCGTAGAATTTGCAACAACTAATATGGAGGCAACAGTTTTTGTATTACAAGAGGAAATGAATAAGCTACCCGCAGGTTGTTGGGAAAAGCACCAAACATTTGACACTGAGGCTGAGGCTACAAAATATCTAGATACATTATTAACCCCAGCAACTAACTAGGAGGAAACATTTATGAAAGTGAAGTGTATTTCTCAATGCCAAAAAGATAGAAAAGAGATTTTCGTTGCGGGCGAAATTTATGATATTAGTGAAGAAATGTATAATAAAAATACAGAATACTTTGAGAAAGTAAAACAAGAAAAGAATAACGAGTAGTAGTTTTTAACTGCTACTCGTTTTCTGAAAAGGAGAAAATATAAATGAAAGATGTAATATCTCATTTTGATGTAGAAGAAAAAACATATCCATTAGCATTTACGCTAAATGTATTAGATGAAATTCAAAAGAAATATGGCTCATACGAAGAATGGGGCAATCTTACTGATGCTAAAAATGGAGAAGTTAATTTAGAAGCATTAATATTTGGAATAACCGAAATGATTAATGAAGGAATTGATATTGAAAATGAGGACCAACAAAATAAAAGAAGCTTCCTAACAAATAAACAAGTAGGAAGAATAATTACAAAATTGGGACTAAAAGAAATGGCCTTAAAAGCAAATGAAATTGTTGTGGCATCTACAAAAGTAGAAGAGTCACCAAAAAACGTGTAATCCACGAGGAAGAAAATTTTAAGATTGATTTCTCGTGGTTATTATTTATAGGTCATTGTTTACTGGGCTTTAGTGAAAAAGAAGTAGGCAGAATGACATTAAGTAAACTATTAAGACTATATAAACATTACAAAATTGACTATGACTTCAAACTAAGTAGAGTAAGTTATAACGAATTAGAAGAGAGAATTGCTCATGATGGAGAATGGCTTTCGGACTAGGAGAAAACATGAAGGAAAAAATTAGATGCCCACAGTGCGGATTTACATTAATTTTTGCAAATAAAATAGATGCAGAAATAAAGTGCACTAGGTGTAAGCAAATAATACTAATACAAAAGGAAAAGAGTGAGGAGCACGCACAAACTAAAGTTGTGAAGTAGCTACCCAAAACCTTTCTTTATTTTTTAATAAAGAAGGTGAGATTATGGCAAAAAGTTTTGGTGGTTCTGTAAAACTTTCTGGAGAAAGCGAATATAGAAAAGCACTAAAAGATATAACAAGTTCACTAAGGTTGGTTTCGAGTGAATTGAAATTAACTAATACTCAATTCGCTAGTGGGGACAAAACTGTAAAAGAAGTAAAATCAAGTTATGATAATACAAATACAACAATTAAAGAACAAAAAGAGAAAATAGGCGAGTTAAGAGAAGCGCTTAATAAAGCTGAAAAAGAATATGGTTCAAATAATGAAAAAGTAAAAATGTTTAAGACACAATTAAACAATGCAGAAACACAACTTGCTTCTATGGAAAATCAAACCGATAAAAGTACCAAAGAATTAAAAGAAATGAAAAAAGGGTTTGATGATTCTGGAAGTGGTGCATTAAAATTTGGAGATATTCTTAAAGCAAATGTGCTAAGTGAAGCAATTGTATTAGGAGTTAAACAACTTGCTGGAGCTGTAAAAGAAGTTGGAAGTGCTTTTATTTCTATTGGAAAGCAGGCATTAGATAGTTATGCAGATTATGAGCAACTTGTTGGTGGTGTTGAAACGTTATTTAAAGAAAATGCTTCAACAGTAGAAGATTTTGCCAATAATGCATATAAAACTGCAGGACTTTCTGCAAACGAGTATATGGAAACTGTTACATCATTTTCTGCAAGTTTGCTACAAAGCTTAGATGGAGACACAGCTAAAGTTGCAAAAGTAAGTAATATGGCTGTAACTGATATGGCTGATAACGCAAACAAAATGGGAACTGATATGACGAGTATTCAAAATGCATACCAGGGATTTGCAAAACAAAATTATACAATGCTTGATAACTTAAAACTTGGCTATGGTGGAACTAAAGAAGAGATGAAAAGATTACTTTCAGATGCTCAAAAAATAACAGGTGTCAAATATGATATATCAAATTTAAATGATGTATATCAAGCTATTCACGTAGTACAAGGAGAACTTGGAATAACAGGTACAACCGCTAAAGAAGCTAGTACAACAATTCAAGGATCAGTTTCGGCAATGAAATCAGCTTGGCAAAACATGCTAACTGGTATTGCTGATGATAATGCGGATTTTGATGGACTTATCAATAATTTGGTGGACAGCATTGTTACTGCAGGGGAGAATATTTTACCTCGAGTAGAGATAATAATTGATGGCATAATTGAATTAGTAATGAGTTCAACAGAAATTATAATGCAAAATTTGCCACAAATAATTGAAACTGGAAGAAACATAATTTCTGGACTACTACAAGGAATACAAGAAATGATTCCAGAATTAGCAAGTTCAGCATTCTTAATTATACAAGAATTATTAACATCTTTATTGGAATCACTGCCACAATTATTGCAAATGGGAATAGATTTATTGACTGAACTGATAAATGGAATCTCACAAACATTACCAGAGCTTATACCAGTTATGGTGGATGCAGTTATTAATATGGCAGAAACTTTAATTGATAATATAGACACAATTATAGATGCGGGAGTAAATTTAATTGTTGGACTTGCTGAAGGACTTATTGCAGCTTTACCAAGGCTTATAGAAAAGGCTCCAGTCATAATAGACAAGTTAGTAACTAAGCTAACGGATCCAGATATGATTAGTCGAATTATTCAAACAGCAGGTAGATTAATTGGTGAACTAGCTGTTGGTTTAGTACAATCAATTCCTAAGCTTCTAGCCGGTGTGCTTCAAATTAATATTTCTATAGCAAAAGGTTTTCTAAATGGAGTTGCAGATCTAAAAAATGTTGGAAAAAATCTTATAAAAGGTATATGGGAAGGTATGTCTGGAATTAAGGACTGGCTTTGGAATAAAGTGAAAGGTATGTTAAGTAGTTTAACAGATAAAATTAAAGGCTTTTTTGGAATACACTCACCATCAACTCTTTTTAAAGATGAAATTGGAGAAAATCTTGCACTTGGTTTAGGTGAAGGATTTACAGATACAATGAAAAGCGTATCTAGTGATATGCAAAATTCGATTCCTACAGAATTTGACACAAATACAACAATAAACAACTCTATGTCAAATAATAATCTTGGCTACAACAATACAAATATGTTACAGATATTTAAACAAGCATTAAAAGAAATGAAAATTGAATTAGATTCAGAAGTTGCTGGAAAGTTTGTTGAAGATACTGTAAGTGAATTAATCTATAATTAGTGAGGTGGGAGAATGTCATACATACTAATCAATGGAAAAAATAGTGATGAAATAAGGGGCTTATTAATATGTAAAGAACCACCTATTACGAAACCTAAAAAAAGAGTTAAGGTCGAAGAAATTGACGGTAGAGATGGAGATGAAATTACAGAATTAGGATATGCATCTTATGATAAAGAGCTAGAAATTGGTTTAAGAGGTCAATTTAATATTGATGAGGTTATATCATATTTTAATGCTGAAGGTAAAATCGTGTTTTCTAATGAACCAGATAAATATTATAACTTCAAAATATATGAACAAATTGACTTTGAAAAGTTATTAAGGTTTAGAACTGCAACAGTTAAGCTTCATTGTCAACCATTTAAATATTTAAGAGACGAAAAAATAAAGGAAGAGATTGCCACAGAACAGCAAAACATAATTGTAAGAAATAATGGCAACATTTATTCAAAGCCAATTATTACGGTTTATGGTACTGGTACTATAAATTTGAGTCTTAATGGAAACCAAATTTTTGTGATAGATTTGGGAGAAAACCAGGAGTATATAAGTATAGATACAGAAAAATTGGAAGCATATAAAGGACTAAATCTAAAAAATAGATTAGTAGAAGGAGATTATGACAAATTTTCTTTAAATGTTGGTAAAAATACTATTTCGTGGTCTGGCAATGTGACCAAAATACAATTATTAAATTACAATAGATGGATCTGATGAAAGTGAGGAAGAATAATGGTAATTAGAGATTTAACTCGAGGAGATAGTGCATATTTTGAGCTATCAATAAAAGATGAAAACAACGAACTAACAATTGTTGATAAGATTTTTATGACTGTAAAAGAAGATTGGGACTCAGATACAATAAAATTTCAAAAGAAAATAGATAAGGGAATCTATTTTGAAGATGGAATATACAAAATATTTATTGATCCAGAAGACACAAATGGGTTGGAATTTGGTCGATATGTATATGATGTTGAAATTATAAAAGGTGATATAAAAACCACAATAGAAGCGGGAATATTGAATATAAATCATGAAGTTACGTGTGCTAGTGATGAGGTGTAAATATGATATATAAATTTGAAAGAAAACTAAAAGGCGCTAATCAAGTAGAAGCTACAGGTGAAGAATTAACCATTAATAATGCTGGAAGAAAAGTTCAAAAATTTGAGTTGAGTGGTAGAAGCGAACAAAAAGCAAGGAGTGGATATAATTTAGCAAATTTAGATGCAGACTCTTTTGTTAAAAATGGTGTTACAGTTACTAACAATGGAGATGGAAGTTGGACCTTCAATGGAACATCAAGTTCCTCTGGCGACTTAATTCTAACAAAGAATATTTTATTAAATCATAAAATATATCAATTTGAAGATGCAAAATACTTATTTAAAACTATTGTTGTGTCTGGAAGTTTTTCTAACCCAGATAAGGTAATAGTTCAAACTTCTGCAATGGGGCAAGATAATGGAGTTGATAACTTTGCTACGTTATATAACAAATTGAGTGATGGAGTTTTTGTTAATATTTTTAATAAAAAATCTACAAGTCATTTAATCCGTTTTGAACTTTATTGTGGACCAAATGTAACATTCAATAATTATACTATAAAAATATTATTTGCAAAGACTGACAATAATGAACTTGATTGGGAACAATATGGAGTATCTCCATCTTTAGAATTTTTAAGTGAGGTTGAGAATCTGGAAGGGAAAAATAAATATTATATTCCTAATACAGGTAAAGCAAAATCACATGGAATAACTGCAACATATACAAAAAATACAAGTGAAGTAATTTTAGACGGAGTGGCAACTGCAAGTTTTTCAGAGGGCTTTGAAATTAAAGATATTTTATTAAAAAAAGGAACGTATTCGATATCTGTATGGGGTCTGAATGGATTTGATACAGAGTTCGACAGATTTTTTATATTTAATGTAGAAAATGGCAAAATACTTGTAAACTATGTACAGGAATATAGGACTCAGAAATTCATATTGGAACAAGATACAAATGTTAAATTGACATATATCATAAAGGCTGGTTCAACTTATTCTAATGCAAAAATAAAAATAATGATAAATGAAGGAGACATAGGTTTATCTTATATTCCTTATAATTCATTAAAAATAAGAAAAACAGGAAAGAATATATTGTCGGATAATAGAGACGATTATAATGGCTCAACATATGGGTATATCAAGTTATTGAATAATTTTGAAAATAATAATTTGGTCCTATCAATAGAGGATAATGATAAAAGCATAGATATGACTGGAATAAATTTTGGAGTCACAGGCAATGGAAAAAATTGGGATGGCAAAGGATATTGGTTATTGAATAATGGATATAAGGTAGGCAATTCCGTAAGTACTAGCCAATATCCTTTCTTTTCGTTTTATCCAAATAACCAAACAACATTTAATAAGATTTTTAAAAGATATAAAATACAAGCAGAAATTTCTAAAGGCATTGTTCCAACTGAATTGGAAAAATATAAATCCAATTCTTGGATATTTCCACTAGAGCCAGGACAAAAACTTTATGAAGGTAGTTATCTTGCAGAAGATGGAATACACAATATAAGAACGCAAATTAAATTACTAAGCAGTGGTGACAACCTTTTTGTAAGTACTTTAGGTACTTATCAAGTATTTGGAAAAACTCAAAAAGGAATTAAACGAGGAAGTCAATTATTAAGCAATTATTTTAAAGATTACGGTTCAGTTAATGCTATTAAAGATACGGTTGGAATTGCAAACAATAATTCAACAGATAGAATATATGTATCTAATGGAATCTCTACAACACTTGACGAATTTAAAGATTGGTTAAACAAATGTGAGAACGCTGGAAGACCCGTTATAGTGGAATATGAATTGGCAGAAGAAGAAATAATACCATATACTCCAGAGCAACAAGAAATTTATAATCAGCTACAAAATTTAAAATTATTTAGGGGTTGCAATCACATAACTGCTGAAAGCAACATAAAACCTACAATGAAATTGAGTTATTATGATGGTGAATTAGATATGACAGATTATAAATACAATTTACAATTCAAAAAACATATGCAGGAAATGTAGGTGATAGTATGATAAAAGTATTTGGAGCAACTGATAAAAATTTTTCTTCAAATGGAGATAAAGTTTTAAACAATGTATCTGCAAAAGTACACAAGGAAGATAACGGTGACTATTACATAGATGTAGAAGCAAGTCTAGAATATATAGATTATTTAGTTCAAGACAATATAATTGTTGCACCAACACCCACAGGAAATCAAGCATTTAGATTAGAAAACCCAACTAAAAAAACAAATAAAATCTCAGTACGTGGCTGGCATGTTTTTTATGATAGTGAGAATCTATTAATTGAAGATAGTTATGTTGTCGATAAAAATTGCAATGATGCATTGGATCATCTAAACAATGCAACAAGTGATACAAGCCCATTTACAACCATAAGTGATATTACATCAACAAATTCATATAGATGCGTTAGAAAATCTTTCTATGAAGCAGTAAAAGTTGTAATTGAAAGATGGGGAGGACATTTAGTAAGAGACAATTTTAGTATTGGAATTAGAGAAAAAATTGGCAATGATAATGGAGTTACAATCCGTAGAAAGAAAAATATGCAAGATATTACTTGTGAAGAAAACTGGAATAATGTAGTAACTAAGTTATTGCCAGTTGGAAAAGATGGACTTTTACTTCCAGAAAAATATGTAAATGCAGATTTTAGCTATCATATACCATACACCAAGACACAAAGCTTTCAACAAGATATAGATGAAAACGATTATAAAGACTCTAATGGAGATTTAAACGAAGAAGAATACAATAATGCATTAATTAATGATTTAAGAGAGCAAGCAAAAAAATATGTCGAAGAAAACAAATATCCAAAAGTTAATTACACATTGAAGGCTAATATTGAAAAATTGACAGATGTAGGAGACACAATATATGTTATTGATGAAAAGTTAGGTATAAAGTTACTAACAAATGTTATATCATTTACATTTGACTGTAATCTTGAAAGATATACTGAAATAGAATTTGGAAATTTTAAAAATACACTATCAGGACTAGTAAAAAATATACAGAGTTCGACAAATGATCAAATTGAAAAAAATAATGAAACAATAAAAGTAACATTAAGGAATGAATTACAAGATTCAACCAAAAAGATATGGGACGCACTTGGTGCGTCTTATTGTATTTACGAAGGAGATAAAATCTTGATCGTAGATACATTACCAAAGGAAAATGCTAAAAATGTAATAATGATAAACAACGGCGGTATTGGATTTGGGCAAAATGGAATAAATGGGACATTTAATAGTGCATGGACTATTGATGGAACTCTAAATATGCAAAACATAAATGTTATTAATTTTGTTGCTGACATGATAAAAGGTGGAACATTAAAATTAGGATCTAATCTAAATCAAGCTGGCATAATTGAAATATATGATGAAGCAAATTCTTTAATTGGAAAAATCGATAAAAATGGAATAAGAATGAATGGAAAAGATGGTTCATATGTCTTAATGAATAATGATATTGGTGTTGCTGGTTACGATATAAATGATAATAAAATATACTGGATGGATAAAGATGAATTTCATATGAAAAAGTCAGTTGTTGAAGAGGAAATTACATTATGTAATAAAATGCGATTTATTCCAATCACAATAAAAGACTCTTCAGAAAATGTTGTGAATGATGGAATTGGACTTGTTAGTACAGTATAGAAGGAGTAAAAAATGGCAAATGGTAGTTTTGATTTTGGAACATCAAATAAATATATAACTGGAAAAATTGAATGGCAATCAAACTCTAATGGTAGTAATGAAAATACATCAAATGTTAATGTAAGTTTATATTTTAAAAAAAGTAGTCAATCTACAGAAGCAACAAGAGGAACTTGGAACGGAAGTATTACTATTGATGGAACAAAAACAAGTATAAGTCAAAGTATTATACTAAGTTGTAATGATACTTATCAGAAAATAGGAACGGCTTCAAAGTTAATAACACACGACTCAAATGGTCAAAAGTCAATAAAAATAAGTGCTACTGGCGGAATTAGTGGTACATCATTTAATAGCAGTGAAGGAAGTGGAATAGCTGTATTAGATACCATACCAAGAGCATCAAGTGTTAAATGTGAAAGTGGAAATATAGGAGAAAAAACAACTATTTCTATAGACAGAAAGGCAGACAACTTTAAACATACTTTAAAATATGAATTTGGAAAATTATCTGGAATAATAACAAAAAATGTTGAAAAGTCTTATGTATGGACTATTCCAACATCTTTTTATTCACAAATTCCAAATTCTAATACTGGAAAAGGAACAATAACTTGTGAAACCTATAATGGAAGTACACTAATAGGAACCACAACTTGTGAATTTAGTGTAAAAGTAATAAACTCAAATCCACAAATAGGAAAAGTTTATTATGCAGATACCAATGACGATGTTGTAAAAATAACTGGAAATAACCAAAGAATAGTAAGAAATTTAAGCTCGCTATTAGTTACAGTAGAAAATGTTACAGCAAAGAATAGTGCCACTATTACAGAATGTTCAGTTACGTTTAATAATGTAACAGTAAAAAACAAAGGAGCTGGCACTTTTGGATTCAGCAGCATAAATTTATCAAGCAATGCAAAGGCTGTTATTAAAGCCACAGACAGCAGAGGTAATATTACAACCACTCAAAAAGATATTATAATTGATGATTGGGAGATGCCATCAGCCTCAATAGACTTGCATAGACTTGAAAATTACTATGCAGAAACATATCTAAAAGTTAATACTAAATATTCATCTGTTAATGGAAAAAACAATATACAAATATATTATATGAAAAAGAAAAGAAGCGATAGCGATTATTACAAAAATATAGAAATTGGAGATAATCTTAATAGCAAAGCTTTAAAAATAGATTTTCCAGACAATATGCAATTTGATTCACAATTTAAAGATATAATTAAAGCTGGTACTAATACTATAAGTACAGGAAATAGAACAGAACAAAGTATGCTAAGTGCATTTGTTGCAATATATTATGGAGAAGAAATAAATAAGATCTTATATAAAATTAGAAACAAAATTGTAGATCCAAACTTGAAAGATTACACATTACCAAGTGATTTTGGGACTGTTACGGAAATTGACAAGACACAAACTCCTTATCAATATATAAAGATTCCTATTACACAAACGGAATTACAAAATAATAAAGAGACTATTACGCAATGTGAGATAGCATCAGACTATGATTTTAGGATAGTAATAAAGGATAAATTTGCAACAGTCACATATAATGTGACTTTAGCAAGAGGAACACCAATTGTCTTTTTTGATAGAATAAAAAGAAGTACAGGATTTAACTGCTTTCCAAAAAATGAAGAAACTGTTGAAATTGATGGGATAGATATAGGAACAATAAAACAAATCACAAGAGAACTAAAACTAACAGCCGATACATGGCAGGATACTGGCATTAGTGGAGCAGATCTAGAAACGGGAACATACATATTACAACTTCAAATCAATGCTGGAGAAAATACAGGTTTATGGAATGAATTTGCAAGTGGCTTATTAACTTGGTATGCTAATAGAACTAATAGCACTAATTATGATGCAGATGAAATTCCGTTATCAAAAGCTGGGCACTCTAGGAATAAACATATAATTAAGTTGAGGACATTAAGAACTCCAAACTCAGGAAGCTTAAAATTACAAATTTGTGATTCAATTTCTTGGAATGGCAGTGCTAATGTTGTTTTTAGATTAAGAAGAATGATATAAAGAGGAATAGTATGGAAAATGTAACGATTGGGCAAGTTGTTATAGCAATAGGAAGTTTGTCAACATTGGCAGGCTTCTTTTATGCAATATATAACTTTATAAAGAAAACTGTATTAGACAAAATAAGTGATAATACATGTAGAATTGAAAGGCTAGAAAAAGAAACAGCAAATCTCAAAAGAGAAGTTGCTAATAGTAAAGAAGAAAGATTAATTTTGTTAAAGGCTCAATTAGCTTGCCTTAAAGGACTAAAGGAGCAAGGCTGTGATGGTCCAGTAACTCAAGCAATTGGAGATATAGAAAATTATTTAATAAAGAAAACACATAATTAAAGGAGGGGAAGATTATGGAAAAATTAAAGAAAATAGCAAAGTATGCTACGAATATTTTAGCAATTATAAGTGCATTAGTTGCAGGAATTAATGCTGTAGATGGCATAACAATACCATATGCGATTCAAATAGTACAAATAATAGCTGTTATTCAAGGTGTTATTGGCACATATTTGCTAGGTCAAAAAGTTGTTACAAATAAGGAGGATAAATAGATGGAAATAATTGAAACTAACTTACAATTCAAAGATATGTCGACAAGGAAATCAACGCAAAGGATAATTCTACATCATGCAGACGCAAAGAACTGTTCTGCCGAGGACATTCATAGATGGCATCTAAACAATGGCTGGAGCGGTGCTGGATATCACTTTTTAGTAAGAAAAGATGGAAAAGTATATAGACTTCGTCCAGAGGAAAAGGTTGGAGCACACGCATATGGAGCAAATTATAATTCATTAGGAATTTGCTTCGAAGGAGACTATATGCAAGAAGATATGCCAGAAGCTCAAAAAGAAGCAGGAAAAGAATTAGTTGCATATTTAAAGAATAAGTACAATATAACAACAGTACAGGCTCATAGAGATGTATGTGCAACCTCATGCCCAGGAGACAAATTTCCATTCGATGAGATTGTAAATTCTGAGACAAACAATAAAGTTATACCTCAACCACAAGAAAACGTTCCAAAAGGCAACGTCGCAGAAATACAATCTATTCTAAATGATAAATACGGGTTAAGTATTGCTGTAGACAACATCTATGGAAATGAAACAAAGAAAGCCTTAGTAAAAGGTCTACAAACAGAATTAAACAAACAATATGGAAGAGGTTTAGCTGTCGATGGAATATTTGGAACCAACACTTACAATTCTTGTATAAATGTTAGAAAAGGTGCAGAAGGTAATATTACATATTTAATTCAAGCAATGTTAGTATGTCATTCATTCGACATAGATGCGGACGGAATATTTGGACCTGCAACAGAAAATGCAGTAAAAGATTTTCAATCAAGAAATGGACTATCAGTAGATGGAATAGTCGGAAAAAATACTTTTAATAAATTATTCAAGTAAAAATTTGGTAGGAGCAATCCTACCTCTTTTTTTATGCCAATTTTTGCTATAGCGAAAGAAAGTGCGAAAATTTAGACGACAAACTATATTCTTAAATAATTAAAATGTCTTAAAACTCATTCTCATACGTTGATTTTTTGCCTATTTTTAGCCATTTTACAAGTTTCGACAGAATTTTTACATAAAATTTGTTATTATATTAAAAAGGAGGACAAGCTTATGGAAGATATAAAAAAGCTTGAACTAATGATAAAAAATGATAGCAAATACAATGATATAATAGAGCAGAGCATGCAGATAGATAAATACATAAAAAAGAAAATTGAGGGAGCATTATAGCTTCCTCATATTTGGTTTATGAGCAAATTAGTATTTGAGTGACTCAAAATATGACTTTGTCGAATTTTATTATATAATTTAATCATAAAAAAGAAACGTGTTTCTCCAATTTAAAAGAGAAAAACAAATGGAAAAAGAAATAAATGAATTATATAAAAATTTAAAATGGTATGAAAGAATAATTATAAAAATTTTTAAGAAAACGTTTTTAAAGGGATATAATTTGATAAGAATAAATATTGTTAATCAATTGTTATGAGATTTGATTTTTTATAGTAATATAATGTTAATTGAAGATATTTTGCCCACCATTTGCCCACCAAAGATAAAATCTTTTAAAATTTAATAGGATATATTAAAATGTTATAAAATTTACACAATTTTAGAAAGCCTTGCTAGAGTAAGGGGGAAAAACGCTTACAAAATTCAATAAAATATGATAAGATAAATACGAAATGGATGGGTAACAACCCTATGGTTGGTGCTACAGTTTCAATAGCAGTTGCAGTAGAAGAAGCTATGAAATAATTTAAAAGCGCTTAAATTCAGTAGTTTCAATACATTAAAGGCTCAGAAAAAGCTAAGAAAATCGAGAAAAATATAGCTGTAATACACAAGTATATCGGAAAATTTGTGTAAAGCCAAAAACAAATTGACTTATGATACACAAAAAATAGAGACAATTAAAAAGTTGTCTCTATTTTAATAGTTTTTATCTATATGGATTATTATTTCTTTTAAAATATTTTTATCTTCATTCGATAGTTGATGTGTTAGACTTAATAAAGAAGAGTCCAAAGTATCTTCTTTAAAATTCAGGAGTTCTGAAAATAGTGTATTAGGAGAAACTTGTAAAAAATTACAGATATTTAGCAATGTCGTAATACTGCCAATGTTTCTACCGTTTTCAATGCTTCTAAGTAAGTCTGTTGATATATTTATTTGTTCTGCAACATAGTCTTGAGTATAGCCTTTTTCTTTTCTTACTTTTTTTATATTTTTTCCTAAAACATTTAAAATGTCTTCATTATTAACTAACAAAAAAATCACCTACCTTTTAATATGATACCATGATGAAATAAAATAAAAAAGTGAGCTAAAATACATAAAAATACAGCCTAAAATATAAAACCAGTAATTAAAATATCACAAAAAAGAAAATTTTATTCAAAAACTATTGCTTTTTTTACTTTCTTAATTTAAAATTAAATATGTAGTAAAAATACCTAAAAAAGACAAAATAAGTATTGAAACTACAAAAAAATAAATGAAAGGAAGAAGAAAAATGCAAAAAGTCACAAGAGACAAAGAAAAAGTAAAAAAATTAACGGAAAAACGGAATAACATTAATAGCATTAGTAATTACAATTGTAGTGCTGATGATACTAGCAGGAGTAAGTATCAATACCGTATTAGGAGATGATGGAATAATAAAAAAGGCAAAAGAGGCGGCAGCAGCAACAAAACAAGCGAGTGCAGAAGAAGAGATGAACAGATTGGTATTAGAATATCAATTAGCATCAAAAGATGAAACATTGGAAAGTTTCTTGCAAGAGAAAGTAACAGAAGGAAGAATAGACGGAGTAACAGATAATGGAGATGGAACAATAACAATAACAAAAAAAGTAGAAGGAAAAGATTATACAATAACAGTAAAAAAGCCAGTAGCACCAACGCCAAGTGTAAAGGTAGGTGCAATAAGAGTAGTATCAGATAATACGGGAGCAGGCTCAAGTTTGGGAGAAGCAAGTACAGCAAAAGGAAAAACTCTGTACATTATGATAGATAGCTCAATATCT